CTTGTCTAAGCTGTGGGCTGATATGCTATTTGGAGAAACACCAAGGATAACCGTTTACCCAGAAACGCAAGAGAATGTAACCGATATGACAAAGATGCTGCTTGCTTCAGACTTTTGGAACGTGTCATATCAAGTAGCATTAGATGTTTCTAGATACGGAACTGGGATTTATAAGTTGTGGTTAGATGGTATGCCAAGGTTCCAAGCCATTCCTCCTCATATGTGGTTCCCAATAATTAATCCAAACAATATGCATGAAGTTGTAGCACATGTTATAGCTTGGTTGTCTAAAGATACTGATAATAGCGGAGACAATACGTTGTTGATGGAAATACATACTGCTGGCAAGATTGAATACAGAGCGTATAAAATGCACAGTGGCATTATCGGAGATGACATTACCGATTTAGTTTACGAAAACAGAGAAGAAGAGACTGGAGTTGATATACCGCTTATATTCCCAGTGCAGAACATAAGCACTTCAGATAGTCCCATCGGGCAAGACGATTACGAGGCTATAGAACCTATTTTGTATGAACTTAATCAGAGGTTATCACAAATTGCAAGGATTCTAAATAAGCATTCAGACCCACATATGGCAGGACCAGAGACAGCCTTGGAGCAAGATGAAATGGGAAGATATGTATTTAGAGGTGGTGCTAAATACTTCCCATTAGAAGCTGGAGACCCGATACCACAGTATATAACTTGGGACGGTAAATTACAAGCTGCATTTGACGAGATTAAATTCTTAGTAGAACAGTTGTTTGTAATATCTGAGGTATCTCCAGTGCTGTTTGGCATGACTGAAGGTTCGCTTAGAACTGGTGCTGGACTACGTAAAGAGTTGATAGCTCCAATATCTAAATCCAACAGATTGAGAATGCGTTTTGACCCAGTGATTAGAAATATGATACTAACTGCTGGTGCGTTGTGGAACAAAGATTGGAAAGAGATAAACGTTAGCTGGCAGGAAGGGTTACCAATTAACGACCTTGAACAAGCTCAGATTTACACGATGCTATATAAGACTGGATTGGTATCTCAGGAGACTGCTGTTAAAAAGCTGTTCTCTTTGGATAGCCAAACGCTAAACGAAGAACTATCTAAGATAAACCAATCAGCAACGGTTAAAAAGGGCGATGCTGCAACGTTGATTGATAACAAATACGGCATAGCAGCGGAAAGTGCTCTAAATGCAGTGCAAGGCGATGGCACATTAAATACGGAAATTTAAAATGTCTCGTAAGAACCGCAAGAAACACAAAGAATTTATTAGTGAAGATGATAAATTGAAGAGAACATACAAGTATTACAAGAAAAAAGAGGCGAGAAAATATGGCAGAGAGAGTAAGTAGAAAGCCTTGGGGTAGATTTTCTGAAAGTGATTACACATTAGAACAGTTAGCCAGAGCTTCTTTGATACACATGCAAGAACCACCCAAAACGAAAGCAGATTGTAAGTTACCGATTAGGGAACCAGATGGAACTTTGAATGCAAACGGCATAGTAGCAGCTGCGATAAGAATACATCAAACAGATGCACCAATGGAAAAGAAACGTAAAGCAGCAAGAAAGCTAGTATCATTGTATAGAAATGTGCTAAACAGAGAACCGCCAGACAGCTTGAAACGTTTAGCTGGTATGTAGTTAAAAGTGCGTGATATAATTATAAGTAGTAAAAAATACGCTGACAACGAGCGGTAAATCGTTGGAAGGAGGTTTATGATGGCAGACGAAGTTAAACAAGTCCAAAGCAGTAATGAGGTTAACGAAACTCAAGCAGTTAGTGAACCTATACAAGAAACTCCTAAGGTATTTACACAAGAGGAGTTAGAAAAGATTATTGCAGAAAGGCTTGAAAGAGAAAGAAAGAAATACAAAGATTACGACGAATTAAAGAAAGTTGCAGAAGAGTATAAGAAGATGAAAGAAGCACAGATGACAGAAGAAGAAAAATTACAGAGCAAGTTAGCTGAATTAGAAGCGGCTGTGCTTGAGAAAGAGTTGGAGGTGCAGGAAGCCATGATTGAAAAAACAAAGATGAAAGTAGCGATGGAAATGGGCTTACCTGCTGACGCTTTAGATTTCATCTCTGGTTCAACAGAGGAAGAAATCAGAGAAGCGGCTGAGAAGTTTAAGAATTTACTTGGAGGAAATTACTCCAAGGTTGGTAAGCCTTCAGCTCCTGCAACAGCACAGTCTGGGTCGAAGGTATGGACACGTAGCGAAATTGAAAACATGTCACGAGAAGAACTAATACAGCACAGAGAAGAGATTAAACAAGCCATGAAAGAAGGCAGAATAATTGATAAATAAAGAGGTGAAATATTAGCATGGCAGAATACGGAATATTTGAATCTGGTAGCACAATAGTTCCCACTTTTTGGAGTGCAACATTATTAGAGGACCTTAAGAAAGAGCTGGTGTTTGGTTCTTTAACCAACGCACAGTATATTGGTGAAGTAAAATACGGTCAAACGTTAAAGATATTCAACGTATCTGGCGTAGCAATTACAGATTATAGTCCATTAACTGGTTTTGGCGACACATGGACTCCAAGCAGAGCTGAAGCTGAAGAAGTAACTACATTAACAATTGATAAGGCAAAGGCATTTCAGTTCTTCATAGAGGACCTTGAAAATAGAGCAGTTCTCGTAGACTTAATGTCTGCGATAATGAGAGAAACCACTTATAATTTAAGAGATGTTGTAGACCAGTATATCGCAGGGCTATTTGAGGCTGGAGCGACTCGATTCCTGACTGATAAAGGAGCAGAGATTGCGGCAGAGCTAACCGATACTTACACTTTCTACGACCTATTGGTTGACGTTGACACTTTAATGAATAAAAACAACGTTCCAAGGAATGGTCGTTGGATTGTCGTTCCACCAGAATTGAGAGCTCTACTGCTTAAGGACAATAGGTTTGTAGCCAACGCTTCTTCTCCACAAGCTTATGTATCTTTGCTGAATGGTGAAGTTGGTCAGGCGGCTGGATTTACTGTTAAGATGAGCAACAACGTATTAGAGCAAAAGCCCTATTTAAGGTTTTACGCTGGAACTAACGATGCGTTGGCATTTGCATATGATGTAGAGAAGATTGAAACATACAGACCTGAGAACAGATTTGCAGATGCCGTTAAAGGATTGTTTGTATACGGAGCCAAGGTAATCAGACCAGTTTGCGTTTACAAAGTTGCAGTTGAACTACCTGTTCCATAAACAGAACCAGCTGGTTAATAATTACGTTTATCACATTATTAGCGGGAGCTGTCGCATGACAGCTCCCGAGATAAATGGAGGTTAAAATGGCAGTATTGTATGATAAGAAAAACAAGCATTACGTTTATGTAGAGGACGAAGAAGTTGAAACACTGATAAAAGCTTATGATTGGCTGGAGGTGGTCAGATGGCACTCACAATTGGCACCAACAGTTACGTCGACGTCGGATACGCAGACGAATACTTCAGAGCAAGAGACATCGACGGAACAGGAATCTGGAAAGACCTCACGAAAGAACAAAAAGAAGCAATATTAGTTCAAGCTGCATCTTTGCTTGATACTTTAATTTATAAAGGTGCCAAGAAAGACCCTAATCAGCCAATGGCATTTCCAAGAGTTCTAATGATTAAACACGGAGTAGAATTTGCAGCTGAGCTTTTAGACACTGGCTCTATTTATGAGGCTATCGCACAGTTATACCCACAAGAACCTTATATTTACAGGGTTGGAGATATAGAATACATTGACATTGGAACTCCAGAGATAATTAAGATGGCACAATGCGAACAGGCAAAGTATTTACTTGAAATGGCTAATGACCCGAGAATACAAGCTATTATGTCTGGAGTATCGTCTGTAGCAGTAGGTTCAGTTAGAGAGACATACAATACTGATAGGGTTAGTGCTAAAACGGTGATAATTTCTCCTATGGCTAAGTCTTTAATAAAACCGTTAATCGCTGGAGCAGTTGGACAGATATGAGCATTGTAGACAAATACTTAACGCAGACAGCTTACGTGTTAGAGCAGTTAGGAACTAACAGATACGGTGAATATGAAACTGTTAATAAACCGATTAAGTGCAGGTTAGAGATGTCGCAAAGCTACTTGGGAGAGATAACCAGAGCTTTAATGATAACTGATTACCAAGCTAAAGCGTTAATGTTTTGTAAAGAACCAGTAACTCTCGGGCAAAAAGTAATGTATAAAGGTAATGAATACACAGCGATACAGGTTAATGAAATAATCAATCTCGACGGCTCTCTATCTCATTATGAGGTAATATTAGCGTGAGAAAAGTAAAGATAAAAATATCTAAGACTGACCCGTGGATTTCTAAAGCTGAAGAATACCAAGAAATACTTGAAGATGCTTTCATTAAAGACGGCGTAATCATTAACCTTAGAAAGAAAAGCGTTGATGCATTCTACTATGCTAAAGAAGTGCTTGCACCAGAAGATACTGGCAATTTAAGAAGTACGATGCAGTTGAGTGAAAGCTCATCTTCAGATAAGATTACTTTTACATTCTCGGTATCTGCGTTTGACTTTGACGAAGGAGTGGCTTACGGCAGATTACACGAATTAGTGCATGATGGCGTTTATAGATATCACAAAGAAGGAACGATGAACCAATACATGCTTAGAGCAATCAATAAGAAATTTGGCACCAACTTTAAGCACTACACTTCAGCTTTCTAAGAGAGGGAATGAGATATGTTAGCGGCAGAAACAGTGTATGACCTTGTAGCAGAAGCAATAAACGGAAGGTGTGAGCTGTTTGTCGGCACACCACCTTTTGATTTAGATGACTTGGTAGCACTTTACGATACTGGTATTGGAGATGGAGCTGAAGTTAACGGTTCAACGATGGAAAAAGCAATCATCATGGTAGTTGTCCGTTCTAAAAGATTTGCTGATGGCTCTGCCATAATTGAAGATATTTATAAGCATCTCAACGATGCAAACAAAGATGGGTATGAATACAAAGATGGTGCATATATTATAATGATAAGAGCATCAAGACCTCCATCTTATGAGGGTTTAGATGCGAGGCAAAGGCACATATTTACGCAACAATTTAATGTAATGCGAGAGGTGAAATAAAGAATGGCTATAAGCGGCGCATACGGAAAAATATACGTTAAACAAGGTGGAACCAATGTTAAAATCGCAGAGATGTCAAGGTGGACCTTGAACTTGGACGTTAACGATGTGGACGTAACTAACTTCGATACTGAAGGTTGGGTAGAAAGACTGAGCACATTCAAGGATTGGACTGCATCTTGTGAAGGGAACCTTGTCATTGGCGATGTCGGACAGACGGCTTTAATAGATGCTTACATAAACGGAGAACCAGTTACTATTGAGATGACAATTGGCAAGCCTTCTTCTCCACAATTGGTAATATCTGGCAAAGCGATGATGAGTTTAACATTAGAAGCATCTACAGACAGTCAGGCAACGTTCTCTGCTGACTTCAGGGGAATGGGTGCGTTGACAAGAGATACCACATAGCATGATTACAGGTCTTATCGGCAGCGTTTGGTATCTTGATAAAATAGAAGATTTAAG